CTTACAGACAACCTTTCTGTTATGTCGATTGATACAGAGTTTGTAGTTCCTGCTATTACTCGATTAGAACTACGCACACACTTTAACCTAGATCCTACGACGAAGATAGGCACCCCCGAAGAGAATGAAAGTAAAGTATCTCAGTTTATTGAGGATTGGGTGAAGGATAATCTAGGAACATTCGGTAAAACATTTAGACGTTCTAATCTATTATCAGATATTGATAACATTCATCCTAGTATATTGAACTGTCGTATGGATGTTAAAGTAAATACATTTATTGTTGTAACGTCCAGCAAGGATTTTCCACTATCTTATACTGCAAACTTACCAGTACAGATTGGGACTCCTGATAAGGATACCTATATTATTACTTCTAGTCAATTTGGTTGGAATGATAAAGTAGCAGTGATAAAGAATAAACTAGGATCGAATGTATTACAGATATTAGATATGGATAATAATGTATTAGTATCGAATATCGGAACTTATGACAGTACAAAAGGTACCATCAACATTACATCTTTCTATACAGATGATTTGTTTGCTGTTGTTAAGTTATCAGCAGTACCAGCAAACCCAAGTACGTTGCGTCCATTACGTAACCATATCTTTGAATTAGATACAGAAGTTTCTACAGTAACTGCTGTGATTGATGACGGGAATATCAAGGTCTCATTATAATGTCTATACTCACAGACGATCGTAGAGGAGCGGTATCATTTCATTCCAACACTGTTAGGAATGCGCTACCCGATTTCTTTGACGAACATTATCCCCAGTTAATAGGATTCCTAGAGAAGTACTACGAGTATATGGAAGGAAACGAAGTAGGTTCGTTTTCAAAACAGATACAATCGTTATTTGAATCTCGTACTATTTCTAATTTGGAAGGGGAGTCCCTTAACTTATTACTAGGGGAATTAAGTGACGGACTGGAGTCCCGTTCCTTCTATGACAATCCCAATTTGATGGCAAGATTGTTAGCGAACTTCTATCGCGCAAAGGGAACAGAGATGTCCCTCGAACAATTCTTCAAGGCGTTCTTTGGAGAAGAAGTCGAGATACACTATCCGAAGAATGATATGTTCATCGTCGGAGAGTCGAAGTTATTCGGTAAGGATCATTCACCGTTAGAAAATCATTCGGGCGAAAAAATCCGTAATCGCGGTTATCTGCGTTTTCAAGATTACAAGTACATACAAGACAATGAACGTTATCAGATATTCTCGATACTACTAAAGACAGGATTATCCTTCGCAGACTACGAGGAACTCTATAAAAAACTCGTTCACCCTGCTGGGTTTCATATCGCAAACGATATCGTATTAACTGCGTTAGCAAAAATCGGCGTCCGTTCCGGACCCACAACCGATCCTCTCGAAGTACCAAACTATCCAATCGTAATAGAAGATGGTGTGGACATTCATATCGATTCGTTATACACACTACTAACGATGCGAGAAACCGATCCGGTAGATATCGCATTCATTCTATCGTCACTCGAAACACTGGCGCGTTATGAAGACGTAACCATCGATCGTCTGAACCAAGTGTATAATAACATCGCAGAGTGGGCAGGAACGTCCTCACAGACAATGGACGACCCGTTTGTATTGATGAGTGGTGATTATGAATTGTTGGACGAAGGTGAATCTGAGTCGACCATTGATTTGACCTACGGGACTCCTACCAAGTTAGAACCCGCGCAATCAATGCCTGTTGCTGATCCAGAACCAGAACCTGAACCAGAACCTGAACCAGAACCGGAGCCAGGTACTGAACCAGAACCAGAACCCGATCCAGAACCACAACCAGCATTACCAAACAACGTGAGTCACTATCGCGAGACGTTCCCTGTCTACAAGTGGACAGAGTATGATCCAACCGACGAAGTGACTGTGATCTGGAACGACCAAGTCATTTACCGTCTGGACGATCTGGACACCTATCCGATTCGAATCATTGGACCGGACGGCGCAACGTATGAACGTGGTGACAAAGAAGGATTTAACTTCAACGGAGATTGGTATGGTGTTATCCGTGTTGATCTCACAGAGGTTCCTGAACCAGAACCTGAACCAGAACCACAACCGGAACCAGAGCCAGAACCGGAACCAGAACCAGAGCCAGGTCCACAACCTGAACCAGAACCGGAGCCTGAACCAGAACCAGAACCGGAGCCTGAACCAGAACCTGAACCAGAACCTGAACCAGAGGTTTGGTACTACTCAGAAGAAGATCCGATTTTCTATTGGCAGGAATCCACAAATCAATATGGGGGTATGACCTTTAGATTGTGGTACGTATGGTGGAACGGTCAACAGATGGTTCCAGCAGATCAGGTTCTAAGACCACTGGGTACAGAATGGCCAACAACTTTAACCGTGAGTGGCCAGACATTTACACAAGAAGATAGTGTTTACAACACATCCTATAATTCTGGTGGTCAGGTCGACTACTATCGTCTGAAGTCTACACAACCGTTACCGACTCCGCCTCCGATTACAGATCCTGATCCAAATGAGGACATACCGAACCAAGAGTCTCAAGGTTCTGGTGGTGGATCAGATGAAGAATTCACGCAAGACGGAAATACATATTCACAGGAATAAATAACACATTACTATCAAGGGTTAGATAATGTCTAGACAAATAATAAACACAGGTCAAAGTGCCAACGATGGAACAGGTGATAACCTACGTTCCGCTGGTGAAAAAATTAATGAGAACTTCGCAGAACTTTACTCGCTCACGCAAATTGGTAGTGGTAGTTCCTTAGAGGAAATAACCAATCTTATCAATGCGGGGATCGCATCGGGTCTATCAAACTTAGATGTTGATAGTTCTGTACAGAACTCTCCGATTATTATCGCGCTGCAAGGTCAACAGAACCAACATAGTACCACGATCATTAATCTTGATAGTGACGTGAACGCCATAGGAAACACAGTCAACAACCTCGATCTGTCGGGAATTGACACGAACGCTCTGGCACTTGTTTCTCTTGCATCCCGTATAGATCTGGATAGTGATAAGATTTCGGACCTTGCAAACGTTGTCGCGGGACTTGATAGTGATCTTCTTGCGGTAGTTGACTCAGATGATATCGATGCGGCGATCACCCTTGCGATCAATGCACTCGCGTCAGACATTGCTTCTCAGGCAGACGCAGACAGTGCGGCACGTTCAATTATCATTGGTGATCTAAACGCACTCGACTCGGACGTAACTGCAATCCAAACAGATTTGGGTGGAGTTGATCTACAATCTTTGATTGCAAGTATTGCTGCATTACAGTTAGCGAATGTCGCGGCAGACTCAGACCTCTCGGCACTTGCTGCATCGATGGACTCAGACTTCATCGCACAGGCGACACTCCTTGCAAACCTGAACTCACTACTAACATTATCTGACAGTGACTTGCAGTCTCTACAGACACAAGTCTCACAACTGGACTCAGACTTCCAAGGTAACGTTCTAGCAAACACACTTGCTATCAGTGGGTTACAAGTACAGATAACCGAAACCGATTCAGATCTAACCGCGTTGGCGCAAGAGGTTACCGTATTAGAAACTCAAGTCGCAACGGATATTACAAGTGCAACTTCTACTGTAGAACAAACACTAACTTCTCAGATAACACTTACAGACAGTGCAGTCAGTGTTCTCGCTTCTGACATTACTTCCTTACAAACACAACTGAATGATTTAGATGTCGCAGGTACTGCGGTCGCTGCAAACGCAACCGCGATAGATACACTACAGACACAGATCAATGCAAACGATAGTGACATCACTATCATGTCTTCTGACATCACACAACTTTCGTCTACCCTTGCGGCGATCGACTCTGACTTCCTTATTAGTGGAACGGCAGATGCGCGTGAAGAATTGCTGACACTTATCCAGATGTCAGACAGTGCCATTGACTTACTGGCGGCAGACATCACGACACTAGAGACCGCACTACTTACTGCGGGTGTTGATTCTGGTTTTGTTACTAACCTAGTTTCTACCGCAGAACAGGGACTCCAAACACAGATCACTGCTACAGACTCTGACCTAATAGTTGTTGCGTCAGATGTCACAAACTTATCAGCACAACTTAATACAGTAGACTCTGACCTTGGTGCAGAGATCTCCGCAGTATCAACTGCACAACAGGCATTGACGACTCAGGTGAGTCAGAACGATTCCGCGATAACTTCACAGTCATCTTTGATCACACAACTAGGTTCACAAATCACATCGATTGATTCTGATCTTGGAGTACAACTTGCCGCAGATGCTGCTGCTATTCAATCCCTAGAGACACAAGTGAGTGACAGTGCAAATGGTCTAACTGCACTATCACAACAGGTTACAAGTTTACAATCTGCGTTCAACCAAGGGGTTGACTCAGACGCGGTCCTTGCGATCGCAGGTGAAGCGACGGCATCATTAAGTACACAGATTGCCGCGACAGACTCAGACATCACTGCGATCAACCAAGACATTGTTGATCTACGCACAGATCTAACCGACACGGAGAATGGACTTTCTGCGAACGTATCGGCAACCGATGCACTGACTACAAGTCTGTCACAGACTGACAGTGACCTAACGATTGTATCTAACCAGACGACACAACTGTCAGCAAGTCTAAGTGGACTTGACTCAGATTTACAGGTCACATCTACTGCACTTGATTCACTAGAGGCAACTGTCTCTGATAGTGCGAACGGTCTTCTTGCACAGTCGCAGCAGATCACTAACCTTGAGACATCGGTCAGTGACCTAGAACTTGCAGACTCTGCGAACGCCTCTGCAATACAATCTCTGACCACCACGGTAAGTGAGAAGGCAGCAGACAGCGACCTCACCGTAGTATCACAGGCACTCACAACACTACGTGCAGATCTAGAAGTACTGGACAGTGAAACGGGTATCGCACTCCAAGCGGCCGCAGATGCTACGGATGCACTCACGACTTCTGTCCAGTTAACCGATAGTGCTCTATCAGTAGAGTCGCAAAAGATTACACAACTGCAAGCGGACCTAGGAAGTCTGGACAGTGCAGGGGTGCAGGCGAACGCATCGGCACTACAGTCGTTGACCACTCAGGTCAATGATAGTGCAACGGGTTTGTCTGCAATATCCTCACGCGTGGACAGTATCGGGGCAACAGTTGACGCACTTGATCTGTCGGGTATCGATTCCAACTTTTCACAGATCTCTGCCGCTGCAAGTTCTCTTGCAACACTGACCAGTCGTGTAGATGCAACAGACAGCGACTTAACTGTCATCTCTGAAGACGTTGTCCAGTTGACTGCCGATCTATCGACAGCAGACAGTGCGATCACTGCGACCTCTAGCGCACTCAGTACCTTGACCGCACAGGTAACCGCAGACAGCGGTGGCCTCGTTTCACTACAATCACAGATAACATCTCTTGGCGGTACGGTCAATACTATTAATGGACAGTATGCAACAACAGGTACTACAGATACACTACTCGATAAGATCACCGCAACTGATAGTGACCTATTGGTAGAACAGAATAGAATCACCACACTAGAAGCGTCGGTAGGTAATCTTGATAGTAACCTCACTGGGTTCATGGCAGACACTACAGTCACCGATGATCTACAAAATCAGATCACTGTAAACGATAGTGCTATCAGCGTAGAACAAGGTAGGATCACCACACTAGAAGCGTCGGTAAGTAGTCTTGATAGTAACCTCACTGGATTCATGGCAGACACCAGCGTTACGGACGATCTGTTT